GCCGGCTGATGGCGGCAAGCGTGAGAAGTCGAGCTTTGATGCTCTCTTCAAGCGCTTGCCTCAGAGCCGGATCAATGAGATCCAGCAGTTGGTGCAACAGCGGATCAAAGCGGCTGAGCGCGGCGATGAGCTTGACAACGGCGTTACCGATCAGAGCATTGCCGCTGAAATCCTGGTGGGATGGTCCGGCATCTTGGACGCAGACGGCGATGACGTGCCCTACAGCGAGGCGGTCAAGGCGCAGCTGTTGGATGTGCCCATGATGGCCGGTGCTTTGATCGAAGCTTACTTCACATCATTGGTGGAGCTGAAGCGAAAAAACTGATGAGCGCCGCTGACTACTGGACAGGCGGCGCAGTGGTTGACGATTCAGGTGATGACGCTGCAGCGTTCGGGCTGGAGCTGCCAGACCTTGAATCAAAGGCTGAACACTGTGAAGTGTGGCCTGAAGCGTGGCCTGCTGTTGATCTGTTCCTGAAGGTGCAGACGCAATGGCGTGGTGGCGCATCAGGCATCATCGGCCTGGACTATCAAGCGGTGCGTTGGCTGATGGAGCTCTATGAGTTCGATGATCAGCGCACCATGCTCGAGGATCTGCAGGTGATCGAAGCTAGAGTGATCGAAACGGTCAACAGTCGGAAGGGCTAGGCATGGCGCTGGATATGACCACTGCCTTGACCATCCGCGCCAAGGTTGATGGCACCAGTCAGATCGATGGTCTGAATGCTGCCTTGGGTCGTACGACAACGCAAGCCAACGCAGCATCCGGTGCGTTTGGCAAGCTAGGTGCGCTCAGCAAATCGATCGGCAGCGGCCTTGGTGCCTTGGTACCTGCCGCAACGATTGCCGGATTGGGTGCATTGGGCAAGCGTGCCATTGATGCAGCAGACAACCTCAACGATCTCAGCTCGCGCACGGGTGTTGGCGTTGAAAGCCTGAGTAAGTTTGGCGCAGCAGCTGAAGACAGCGGCACATCAGTGGATGAGGTGGCCAAGGCGATGGGGCGATTGGCGCGCGGTGTTGTTGATCCTGCATCGCAAACCAGCAAGGCATTGCAATCGATTGGCGTCAGCGCCACCGATGCCAACGGCAAGGTGCGCAGCCTGGATCAGATCATGCTCAGCGTGTCTGATGTATTTGCCAAGATGCCTGATGGCGCGCAGAAAACTGCGCTAGCCATGGAGCTATTTGGCAAGAGTGGCGCCAACCTTATTCCGATGTTGAATGAAGGCAGCGCTGCTCTCGGGCAATACTCTGCGACTATCGACACTGAGATGGCGCAGGCAGCCGATAAGTTCAACGATTCAATCAATGCAATAGCGATTGCAGTTTCAGGGCCTTTCAATGAAGCGGTCACGGCACTGCTGCCGCTGATCACAAGCGTTGCACAGGCGATTGCCGGATTGGCTGAGGGATTTGCTGCATTGCCTGAGCCGTTGCAGCAACTCATCGCTGGGGTAGCGGCACTTGCTGCAGCGTTTGTCATCTTGGCGCCAGCTATTCAAGCGATCGCCACTGTATGGGGCGCCTTGACTGCAGTCTTTGCTGGTGGCGCGATCTTTGCCACCATCTCTGGATATCTTGGCGCAATGGTGCCCGCTCTGGCTGCTGTTGGTGCTGCGTTTAAGGGATTGCTTGCGATTGTTGCTGGTGTGCTTTCTGGCCCAGTCGGCTGGATTGCCCTCTTGGTCGCCGCTGGCGTTGCGATCTATGCCTTCCGTGATCAGATCGCAGAAGTCCTTAAGGCCATCGCTTCAGGATGGCAGATGGCCGGCAAGGCTTTTTATAGCCTTTATGTTGAGCCGTTAATTAAGTTCGGCAAGGTGCTTGTCACGAGCTTGACAGGCAGCTTCGCTCAGCTAGGCAAAGCACTGCAGGCACCGTTCACGGGAGCCGTCAACGCAATTAAGACGATCTTCCGCGGGTTGCTGCAGTTCATTGCCAATGGCATCAACAACAGCACGCGCACTATCAACAACCTGATTGCCGGCTACAACCGGCTGCCTACTCCAGACATCCCGTTGGTTCCGCAGGTAAGCGTGCCAGCTTTTGCCGCTGGTGGCGTAGTCAGCGGGCCAACCCTTGCGATGGTGGGTGAAGGCGGCGAACGCGAATACATCGTGCCTGAATCCAAGATGGCCAAGGCCGCGGCCAACTACCTTGGCGGGATGCGCGGTCGCTCGGTGATTCCTGCGTTTGCAGAAGGTGGCGTTGTTGGCCCCATGGGTGGCGGCGGCGCAGCGAACACCACAGTGCAGATCACAACCGGACCGGTGCTGCAGCAAGATGGCCAGCGCTATGTCACCATTGGCGACCTCGAGCGTGCCCTATCTGACTTCGGCACGCAGATCTTCAAGAACAGCCGATCCTATGGCGGCCGTCGCTATCAGGGTGCCTACTGATGAGCAACAGAGCTCAAAGCCAATACCTGCGCATCTTTGATGCGACCACCACCTACGCCAGGTGGCAGACCTACTACGTGAATCAGACCGTCACGCTTAGCAGTGCCAGCTGGTCACACATGCCATTCAACGCTAATGGCATCGTGGAATCTGGCGCCAGTGGCGGCAAATCCGTCACCATCACAGTGCCAGCCACCAATAGCGTGGTGGAAGCATTCAACCTTGCACTCAGCTACGGCCGATTCTGCGAGCTCAAGATCTACGAGTTCGATAGCCGCCTCGATCAGACCGCACCACAAGCCAGCCAGCAGCTGATCGCCAGCTACACCGCTGAGGTGGTCGGCATTTCTGGCACGTTCACCAGGCTTGAAATCGAGCTCGGCAGTAGCCTGTCACCAGTTGGCGCGCAAGTGCCGCCGCGTAAGTTCACCAGCTACCTGATCGGTGTGCCGCTTCGGATATGACGCTGAACATCTCTGACCCACTGGCACTGCTGGCTTATCAGAGCGGGTTGTCTGATCCGGTTCTGAATGAAGCTGCAGCAGAGGCAGCAGATGATCTCACGGCGCAACAGGTGGCGTACAAGATCGGCGATCCGGTGCCGATCGTGTTCTGCCGTCGCGTCAGCAATGTTGGCGGCATCTTGGTAAGCCCTGGTGCAACTGAGGCGAGATACCAAAACGATGGCACGACCAATGCGCTAACGGTCAGCTTGCACCTTGTGCTGAGCGAAGGCCAGCTGCCAACGATTCCGGTCAAAGATGTCTTTGCCGGGCCATGCCGCCAAGGCACATGGAATCAAACCTATAACCGCCGAGCAGGCACGTGGTTCCCTGGCAACTTCGTCACTACAGTCGTAGACACAACGCCGTGGTCATGCCCCTACTACTGCGGCACGTCAGGGCGTTACGCCAACATGACGACGCTCAGCTATGTGAACACATTCCCGGATGGCAGCGATCGATGGGAGCAACAAGTGCATGTGTTCGTGCGCGAGGGGATGCAGGTTACTCGCATTATTGACAGCACGCTTGGCCCCAGCAATAACGTGATCGATCTGGCTCTGTACCTGATGAATCAGTCAGGCCGGATCCCATCCACGCTGATTGATAGCACCAAGATGCTGGCCGCGGCCAACTTCTGCCAGACCAATGGGTTGCTCTATAACGGAGTGTTCAAGGAAAGCAGCAACCTAGATGAATGGCTTGAACAGATCGGGAATGATTTCCTGCTGCGCCTGATCGAATCAAACGGCAAGTTCGGATTCAAACCACGGCTGCCTGTGAACGGTGATCACACGATCAAGACCACAGCGATCGGATGGGACTTCACGTTCACAGAGGATCATCTACTGCCGGATGGTTTTGAGATTGAATATATCTCCTTGGCTGACCGCCAGCCGGTCTGCCTGCAGATGATGTGGCGCCAGCAGCCAGACTCTGATATTGGCTTTCCGCGCACCACTGAAGTGCGCTACGCAGGCGAGGCAACGGCTGGCCCATTCGATCAATATGACATGAGCCAGTTCTGCGCAAGCGAAACTCATGCCGTCAAGGTTGGCGCATTCCGTTTGGCGCGGCGCAAGTACATCACGCATACGTTGCGCTTGAACGTAAGGCCAAGCAGCTACAACAGCACACTCGAGTTGGGCGATATCGTTCGCGTTCGCTTGCGCCGTGAAACTGCCACCACAGCGTTGAGCTACCACGACTTTTTGTATGAAGTGGAGCGGATTGAGAAGACGGCTAGCGGTGCCTGCGTTTTTGATCTCACCCATTTTCCGATTGACAATCAAGGCCGCAGTCTTGTGGCGCGTGAA